CTCTTTGCAAGAAGCTCTAAATGTTCTTGCAGGTCAGACCGTAGATAAACATCATTATTCAATTCAAGAAGCATTGAACTCTTTAGCGAGTGCAACCGATCTGCATACTTACACAGATCAAGAAGCAGCTTGCTTATATGCAGGTGAGAGTAATAAGCATCGATATACACTTCAAGAAGCATTAAACTTAAAAGCACAAACTCCATAACGAAAATGTCAGTCATAAAAGAAGATATAGTTGCAATGATAGCAGACATTGCGGTTAATGCAGCGAATGTTAATCAGGTAGCAAGAAATGTGGTGGGAACATCTGTCGATAGAATAGCATTGGGTATAACGTTGGCAAATATAGATGCTGGCAAGATACAATATTTTGATACCGATGACAATCGACCTTATTGGTGGAATGGAACGGAGTGGGTATAATATGAAAAAGGCATTATTGTTTTTAGTTGTGTTCTTCCTGGGGACATCCATTGCACAAAGTCAACTTGTAGATCAAAAAATTATGAGAGATACTTTGAATGCGAGGATGGCAAGGGATACCGTAAAAGATATCGGCAAAATAGCAACTCAATATCAACTTAATGTACAGCGTTTAATTGTAGATTCTATTTTTCAATCACAAAACATTCAATATTTTCGTCCAGATCAACTCCCCAACTTGAGGCTATGGCTCGATGCAGCTGATCCTTTAACACTCTTTAAGGATTCGGCAAAGACAGCACCTGTTGTAAAAGATGCTGATAATATAGGTTGCTGGTTAGATAAAAGCGGGAATTATAATGATGCAACTCAAACCATCGTGGAGTTACAACCGATATTAAAATCGGGTATTATTAATGGACATTCAATTATTCGATTTAACAATAGTCAATTAATTACACCATCATTTTTATCATCTGCATTCGATCAGGCCTTTACATGGTATGCGGTTGTATTGACCCAACCATCCGGTCTTAAAATATATGCAAGTAACGGAATGACATGGTATTCAGCAAGGGATCACGATTATATATATGACCATTTAGGGTACTTATCTCCTGTGCTTATTTCAAAATTGTATCCAGCCATTTCGGCGGGAACACTGGCAACAGCAATTGTGATTGACAGTTATTCTTACGATGGCACGAATGCCACGTTTGGAATGAATGGCATTTACCATGTTGTGTCCACAACTGGAAACATGGGATTAAGCGGTGCATTGACCATCGGAGACTTGACGGGCGGAGGTTTTGCTTTTCCTGGTGACATAGCAGAATTAATATTATACAATTCAGCACAAACTCAAGCGCAGATGTTGCAAGTGTATCAATATCTATCAAAGAAATATGCAATAAATATTAATCAGAGACATTGGACATTTCAAGGTGATTCACGCACCTATGGTACTCATGCAACAACGGGGAATAGTTATCCAGAACAATTAATGCGATTAGACAATAACAATTCAATGGCACTTGCTATAAATCTTGGAGGTGAAGGTAAATTTGTTTCACAAATGATTGCATCAGCAGCGGATTTTGAAGATTATTTTCCTCTGAATGGTGCGAAACAAAATGTTGTAGTTTTATGGGGTGGAATAAACGATGCTATGAATGATGCTAAAAACGCAGCAGATATATATGCTTTAATAAACACTTATTGCACAGGGCGCAGAGCGGCTGGGTACAACAAAATATTGGTTTGCACCGAGATTGATGCACAATGTTTTGCCGCAAATGCTGTCGGTTGGCATACAACAATTCAACCTGCATTGAATGCATTACTTCGTGCAAATCATGCATTTTGTGATGGGTTAATAGATTTGGGCGCAGATACAAGATTGCAGGATGCGACAAACACAACATGTTTTAATAGCGATAAACTCCATCTTAACGACAATGGTTATTCGGTCGTTGCTGGACTGGTAAGAGATGCAATAATTTTAATCCAATAGATTCAACAGGACTTAAAAGAGGAGTGCCGTGGCTCAAGATTTCAGATGTATGTCAGGTGGACACTCGTGGATACAAAGTGAAAGTTCAAACTCACTTGATTATTACAATCTATATCTTAATCCGAATGGCGGAAATGTATGTGTCGGAAAAGCGACAGATGATGGTGTAAATAAATTCCAAATCAATGGTAGTATATCAACAACTCAATTTAGATTATCTGCACTCAATACCGCACCAGCAAATCCAACAGATACTGGTGTGCTCGGAGAAATAAGAATAGTAAATGGATATACTTACATTTGCGTTGCAACAAACACATAGCAGAGAGTAGCAATAGCAACTTGGTTATAGTAATGGCAAAGAGATCAATCAATCCAGTAGAGTCGACACAATATGCAGGATTCAGATTTCAAGGACAAAATTAAATGAACTACACTTATCTAACAAGAACGATTTCGGGAATTACAAATGGAACGGTAGATGCAAGTTACGTTGGTAATCCTATGTCATTCGTTATTGGAGATGCGTTCTATTTTGGTGTCATTAGTTCGGTTGTTGTTGGAATAACGACAAGCGTCGTATTGGTTGCGTCCGGATCATTGCCTTCTGCAGACGGTACGGTAACAACTGTTACATTAATTAATCAGAGCGGACATACTTATCAAGATTATTTGGATGAAATCGCGTCACTAATAAAGGATGACGCCACAAAACTTTCACCGACAGATAATGGCTTGATTCTAACAAAAGCCGTAACTGATTGGGGAAGAGATGTCCCTTTGAAAATAGCAAAGAAGATTACCGGCACAGGATCAAATAAGTACGCTCTCAATACAATCCTTGCAGGGCTTTGGGCTAATAGTTATTCTCAAATCCTTGGAATTGAATATCCATTTGGATATGAACCGCCTTCACTTCTTGAAGATGCTGATTGGCAGATATATGACGATGGTACGGCAATGGACGGCAGTAATTTGGTTCTATATCTTATCGGGAATCAACCGTCAACTACTGAGTCTTTTGTCATTCGATTTAACGTTGAACCTTGTTTGCAGGTGGGAATACAGAACTTCCCTGATACAAACGCAACTTTTTCCCAGATCACAACACTTGCAGCAGCTTACGCTTGTCAAAGACTCGCTACTGCTTACGCTCAATCTACGGATGCAAGCATGTCGGCAGATGTAGTTAATTATAACGACAAGGCAGCGAAGTACACGACACTGGCAAAGCAATACTTCAACCGTTACAATATTTTGGTTTACGGTCAAGAAGAACCTAAGTCAAGTATAAAAGCAGCAATGTCTCAAAAAGAACTGACTCCAACTACAAATCAGGATAATATGTCTTCATTGACAGGCGGAGTTATTTCAAGTTCATATTTATTCCATCGGGTGAGACGACATTGATTGAGAACACTATAAATATTCAAGCTGATTGGAAAAAGTGCAAGGATGCGATTGCAGAGCATCTATTGGCACTCGCAGAGCATCTATCGGGACTTGTTAATACTTATGCGCCGCCAGTTGTTTTACGTGGATCGTTTGAACCTTACGTAGCACCGTTCGCAAATGATATTTATATGGAAGTAGGAACGCCATTGCAATATGGTGAGTATGTTGAGTTTGGTTCTAAGGCACATTGGATACCGATTGAACCGTTAATCGCTTGGGTTGATACGCATCAATTAGATCGTGTGCAAAGATTTGTCAAGCAAGGATTCTCGACACGTGCAAGATTGAAGCGTAAAGAGGGCGAGAAATTTAGCCCACGTGAAAGACAGATATCTCAAATAGCTCATGCGATTCAAAGGTACAAAGCATTCCATCCAGCGAAGCCACAGTTTTTTATGAAGAGAGCTTTAGAAGAAATGGGTTTAACCGCAGAAATAGTTTATGATTCTATCGGCGCTCATTACATTGTAGATGTTGCCGGCTATCTTCAATCAAAGCTTGATACGATTATGCGTCAATCGGGGATGATGAAGTGATGGGTTTTTACACAGTTCAAAATAGTGCTATCCTTGCATTGCTTCAAGCAGTTAATGGAATTGGTATGTGTTATGCTACACCGCAAGACGTTACCAACGAAGCAAACTATACGACACGGTTTGTGAAGAACAATGTAATTAATACCTGTTGGTTGAGTAGGTCGAATGGAACGGATAGTGCTGATTCAAAGTTTGGATCAAGAGATGAACGCGATATAATTACTCACACGCAAGCCGATGACAACTGGATAATAACGATTCTATACGGTTACAAAGAGAATGTTAGCGAGCCAATCTTCCAGGCGTTGGTGGATGCGGTGCAAGACAAGTTTCGATTCATTCAGAATCTTGGCGGTGATATCGATGAAATGAGTTATCCATTACAACGGACTGTGAATGCAATATTTGTTTTTCTGGGCGGTCGTATGTGTCATAAAGCAGAATTCCGCTTGCAAGTTACGGAAAGAATAGTAGATTTATCATAACACTTTATTGAAAGGGCACTACAATGGGTTTGCAAAGATTAAGGACTCGTGAGAATGCAAAGGGCGGAGGAAACCTTTGGATTCGGCAAATATCTCCAACAGCTTCAAATACCTTCCTCGATGTTGGCTGGTTAGGTGGAACAACACTTGACGATAAGCAGACAGCCGTTGAATCGAAGGATGAACGTGGCGATCTCGTTATCGTTCTTTACTCCGATCGTACAGCGATGCTGAAAACTATCTTGCATCAAGTCAGTCAAGACGAAATTGATCTTGTCAACAAACTTTCAAACAACAACGTATTCTACGATGTGTATTATTCGGCATTGCTTGAAAATGGAGACATACAAGAAATCAGTGCGGCCATCTGTCAAATTAAGATGGGTGTTCCAATCGAATATAAATCCAGTCAACGGACATTGCCTTGCGATATTTATATGTTGGCTCCTGCAGCGGCTTTCACACGGACACCGACAGCGTTTAACGTTGTCGTTTCACCGGAACGAATACCTTATGTGATGACTGAGATCGTATTAGCTTCTGCATACGGCAAGCCAACGGATACAGCGTCAAGTCTTGCAACGGCAGTTCTTTAATCCTGAAAGGATAATACTATGGGACTGCAACGCGATCGTACTCGTGAGGGAGTAAAGGGGCTCGCTAATCTTTGGGTGCGAGAGCTTTCTCCAAATCTTGAAACCGCTTACACTGACATTGGATGGTTATCGGAAGACGGCACAACTATTGATCCTCAAGCGCAAGTCATTGAGCATAAGGACGAAGGCGGTAACCTTTCAAAGATAAGTGTAGGTGAAACATCTCATAAGTTCTCTACGTTCTTAGCTCAGGTAGGACAGGATGAGATTGACTTTATAAAGAACTCTGCATTAAAGACTCATTCACTCCGTTATTACGGTATGATGAATCCATGGAGATTCCAATATAAATGCGCTGAATTAGCACAGATCGTTCCTTACATTCCTCGGACATGGAAGGCGGGCAAACAGAATCTTCCATTGACTGCTTTCTTTTTAAAACAGGATAACTCCGTATTTGACACTCCTGAATATTATGATGCAGAGACGTTTGGTCCAATGTATTTGGATAAGAACGTTCTTTGGATTTCTCCACGAAGATTATGGAATGATGCAACATCGAGAATCCTTGATATATCTGGATTCGCAAATCACGGAGTCTTATCGCAAACCTCCGGAGGAATAGCAGGTATTTGGCAGACAGCAACTACTCCGATAAGGTTCTTGCGCTTTGGTGGTGCAGATGGTATGGCAGACTTTGGTAATGTATGCGATCCAACAGTGAACTCTTGGGCTCTTGATTTTTGGGTGAGAATAGAAGCATCAGATGGAACGCTCGTGCCACTTATTACAAAGGCAGCAAGTTCATCATCCGTAGGATTTTGGATTGAAAGAGGTGCAGATAATAAAATCTATGCTCATATTTCCGATGGTTCGACTGCGAAATCAGTTGCATCTTATCATACGGTTACTCAAGGCGTGTGGACGCATGTCTTTGTTTCTTACAATATAATTGCAGATAATTATATGAAATTGGTTACGAATGGAGACGTTACCAATCAAACGCAAGTAGCGATTGGCAGTCAAAGCAGCCTAACAAACACCGTTCATCTTTATATCGGTAGAGGCGGTGCAACTTACGGACAGGCAGATTTCGGAGATGCAAGATTCCACATCAGCAGTACCGATATTAGTCTTGCGTATATGGCGCCTGCTCATTACGCTGCGGAAAGGTCGATCTATGGAGTCTAAAGAATTAGAACAAGCTCCTCCAATAGCTTATTATTTAATCAATGGCACAAACTGGAGGCAGGAACAGGGAACGTATGAAGAAGATTGCAAGACGAATGAAATTGTAGAACGTATGCAATCAGAAGTCAAGATCACTAATATTGTTTTTGGGATCGATCAGTTCTTAGCTAATCCATTGCTTCCTGAATTATTCAAGGTAATTTTGAAGCAACACACTCCTTCACTTTGGAATAAGATTAAGCAGCGATTCTTTGCCTGGAAGAATAACGTAGATTTACAGAAGCCAATTCTCTGTATGCAAAAGTGGCAAAGGAGAAAAGTTTTACAGGATTTTTTCGTATTAAACATCTCCTCGATGATGAGCTCAATGAGTTCAGAATTTATCTCGACCTTGATCTCGTTGAACTCAAAAAGCCCAATGGAGATCCAATCAAATGGGAAGAGTCAATCTTCAACGCAGCCGATGGAAACTATGCAGACAAGAAAGCAATAGCGGATGCACCTGCAATCGAAGTTTATAAATGGTTCCTATTGAATGCTAAACGAAATCAAAGACGGGAAGATCAAAGAGCATTAGCGGATTACGAACAACAAGTCGAACGCTTCCAACCTCGGAACTAACATGCCTGGTCAATTAAATGCAACTTTCGGTTTAAACAATGAGCAAGCAGATGCAGCTATACTCAAGACCGATGCGAATATAAAGAAGCTCACATCCTCATTACAGCAACTTGACGATCAATTTGCTGGAAGTGCCGCTGCTACCAATGCCTTAGGAACGGCAACCGATAAACTTTCCGGCAAAACAAATACAATGATGGATGCTGTAAGAGGTGCTCGTAGTGAGCATCGATTAATGGCATTTGGTTTGCTCGCCGCTATGCAGGCATTCAATGGTGTTTCTGATTCGATCAGCGCTATGTCCGGTGCATCAGAAGACAATAAAAAAGCATTGAGAGGTGTTACGACAGGAATTCAAGAGGCATTAGCTGCCGGACTTGGATTAAAGTTTGGAATGGAAATGTTGGGCGAACGATTTGCTCAGTTCGCTGGGCCGGCAGGAGTAGCACTGGGAACGTTCGTTCTGTTCGGGCAGATTGCGAAAGCAAATAATGAACGTTTGGCAGATTTAGATACAGCTTTCGAGAAACAGATTGGATTAATGCGTGATCTTGGTCAGGTTTCGGATGCTGTATATTTAAAGATGTTGAACGCACAGTTAGCAGTTGCAAAGATACAGGCAACCGAAACGGCACAATCTGGCGGTAGCTCAATGGGAATGATTTGGGCTGCGCTTATCGGTGGTAATCAAGGAATGATTCAACAGCGAATGTTGGATGCTACAAATGCAAGTAACAAGGTGCTTGACATACAGAAAACGATTAATGCCCTTCAAGCCACAATAGATAAAAAACTGGCAGAGACAAAGAAGTCTGCAGATGAATTAGCAAAAGAGCAAGCGAAATCTGCTTTACAATTACAAGGTGAGCAAGCTGGTGGAGTTAGCGCTCTTGCACAAATAGAACATCAGAATCAGTTGGCACTTATAACAGATGAATTTGAGAAACGAAAAGCAGAGGAAGAAGATAGGCATAATGAAGCAATAAAGAACATTCAAACAGAGGCGGCAATAGCTGGACAGCTATCTAATCAGCCGGCACTTCAATCCGAAATGCTAAGGAATGAGAAGGCGCTTGCAGACATTGATGCAGCAAGAAAAGCAGGCATAGAAAAAGCAGATGAAGAGAGACTTAATGCAGCAATAGAATTAATAAAAGAAGAATATTCGCTTGGGAAGATTACTTCTGACTCTGCGATAAAACAATTACAGGCAAAACTTGCATTAACAACAGATGCAAAAGAGCGATTGAAGATTGAGCAAGCCATTCAACATGTTGAAGATGACTCTACAAAAAAAACAGAGCAGGCATTAAGAAACATTGGCGAAGGTGTCAGTGCTCTGCAAAACTTAATGTCAATGTTGAATATGAATACGAATACCTTTCTCGGTCAGTCTCTGGAGGGATTACAAAAGATTCTAATGATTATAGAGGCAATCAAATCCGTATCAAATGCTGTAAGTGGCTTTGAAACTTTGTTGGGCATCGGGGCTGTTCTTGCCGCTCCATTTACGGGCGGTGCTTCATTAGCGGGTGAACTTCCATTATTTGCTGCTTCTGGTGGATATACAGGCGATGGAGGTAGATACGATCCGGCTGGCATAGTCCATCGTGGAGAGGTTGTATTCGAGAAACCAATCGTAGATAAGGTAGGAGTGAATCGAATGCTTGCTATGCGAGCGTCCTTACAGTCAACTCCATCGACTTCATTTGGAGGCAATTATTCGGGCGGTGGATTTGTTTCAGGTGGAAATAATAATGCAATCGTGAGTGAAATCAGAGCTTTGAACAATAAACTTTCAAGCGCAACACTGAAAGCAGATCGATCCGGTTTGTGGATTGCCTGGGATGCAGAGAACAAAAATAGAACAAGGTTACAATACTAATATGTCAGCACCTAATGTTTTAGATACGAACGATGTAGCTCATAACTTTGGCAACTGCTTTATTGGGCGCGAAAGTTCTGCTTGGACTCTTATTTTAAGTAACGGGACAGAAAACACAATCACAGTAAGTTCTATTGCATTGACAGGTGGAGACACTGGAAGTTTTGAAATTACATCCGGTGGAAGCACTCCATTAGTTATTCCTAAAAACACTTCACATAATATCTTATTGAAATGCTATCCTATAACTCTTGGGGGAAAGAGTACGTCACTCCGGCTAATACATAGTGCGGATAACACACCTCTTGATATACCCTTGTATGGGAACGGAGTAATGTCTTTTGATAAAACTTACGTTGCTGCTGGAGGAGCCGTAAGAATAACGATTGATTCCACGGTGGACTTATCCACTTCGAGTCTAAAGACGCTCGGAAAGATTAAAGTAGGGTATGACAATCCAGACGAAGTTAATCAGGACGAAGTTATTTTTTATCCGTCGAATGTAACCTTGACATTTCATGATCTTGATAAATCGCTTTATAACGATCTACGCGTGAATAGTAGAGTAGTAACAATCTATAAAAACGGTGTTCAAAAGTTTGTGGGGTTAGTGGACATTCAATCTGTTTCGCATCCCATCACAACGGACCAAGACAGGAATACAACTACATTCACTTTGCTTGATAATGCACATAAAATAAAAGACTGTGTAATTGCAGACGGGAACGATAGTTCTGAAAATCCTTTTGGATATACAAACGAGCAATGGGTAAGAGTTACAAGGGTTCTTAAAGATATTTTCAAAGTAGCCAATCCAAGTGTTACTTTGTTGCATAATCAGGATTGGTCATTTAGTGAGACCTATGGTTCAGGTCCATATACGTTCGATCAAATTTACATTCCAACCGCCACTTATTTCTTTGATGCAGGGAAGCCCAAGGCAGCCTCAGACCTTTTGACGTTGCTTTGTGATGCGTTTGGTTGTGTCGCTGGTATGGTAGATAATACTACAGCTTACTTTCTTAAAAGATGGAAGAGTAGCTCAACACCTACATCTTTAAGCGGTCTCGTCAAGAAATGCACTCCTGAATCGTTTCTTCAGAAGAAGTTATATGTTAGGGTTGTCGATACGTTTCTCAATGTGAACTATGATGAGCCAACCGTTGGATTTCCTACTGACTTCGTTTTCAGTGATGATACATTAAAATATCCAGATGATTCATTCCGAATCGACTTAGATATTGATGCAGTGGCGGGAAATACAAATCTTGCTTGTGATACAGGTACGAACGATTTTATTGCTCCTGGTACACATCAATGGGTTCTAAGCGTTATTGATCCATCAATTGATAATACATACAGAGCTTTAGGTAGAACGGTTTCGTTGTATCATTACAACTATTTGAATGTGTTTAGGGAAAAGGTTACTTTGGTTCTGTATGGAACGGAGTTTCCTTTTATTTCTACTTATAGTTATGACAGCAGAACATTGAGATCAATATCTTTTGAGTATGATTTATTTGCTAATGAAACGACTGCAATCTTTATGGATGTAACATGAGCGTACCTTATTCAGTCATATTTGCTTACAACACAGAGAACAGCTTGGATACCGCTACAATCGCTACCTATACGATTGCTTGGGCTAAAGCAACAACTGTAATAAATTCTATCTATCATACACTTGTTGACTTTGTTACGATAAGAGATTCGGTTAGCAAAACAAAGCGATTAGAATTTAAAATAGGCAGACCGATATTATCTACTGCTGCAGGCAGGAGCTTCTTCAATGCGTTCTTTACTGCACCCTATAAGTGGGCTGTCTATGGAGACTTCAAAGATATTGGAAACTACGATTATTCAAATTTGTGTTTATGTGAACCACCAAGCGATTTTAATCAAGCAAGTGGTCAATCTGGCAACATTGTGGACGTGAGTATAGCACAGGATGCGAATGGCTATATCTTATTGTCGAGTGGCGTAACCTTAATGGACGGTAGTAGCGAAGGCGGTGAGTCAGGTGGTAGTAGTAGCGTAATCTTAGCGGATGGGAATGCTACACTCGATGGAAGCGGAACCGTTACAGTTGCTAATGCAAATATATCTACCATCGAAAAGATATTTTTATCTCGACAAGCAGGAAAAAGTAATATGGCAATTTATGTCAGTGCGGTTATCGAAGGGGTGAGCTTCACGATAACTTCCGCTGCTGGAGCGGATGACGCTGGACTTATTATAGGATGGATCACATTGTGAAGAAGAAAATATTAATGTTGTTAATGATGCTTCTTCCGTTGATTGCAAATGCTCAATGGGATAAGAAGGATCAATCGGGGGCGGTCAATCCAGCAGGTCATAGAATTAAACCTCATAATGATAATGATTCGCTCTTTTTAAATAAATTTAATCCTGTATCACCTATAAACGGATGGATAAATGTTAAGGACTATGGAGCAACTGGAAACGGAACGACCGATGACTACAAGGCGATAGACAGCGCAATAGCGGTATTGAATGCTTCTGTTGGTGGAACACTCTATTTCCCTCCGGGGATATACAAGGTCAGTCAAGGTCTTACTGCAATAACATCACCAATGACTATTTTGGGTTGTGGCATGGAAACACGCTTGTCAAATGGTGTGAGCCAAGTTAATTGCACTTCACAGACTGCAGTCTTATTTACTGTCAACACATACGGTGCAAGATTTGAAAATATTGCATTAAAGAATACTTGCACAAATCCATTAAGCAGTTCAATAGGAATACTTGTAACAAGTAGCGTTACAAATTACCATGCCCAGAAAGTAGATTATACCAAGGTATCAGTTCATGGCTTTTATATTTGTATCGATGTAAAAGTAGGGTCAGAGTGGGTAGCCGATAATCTTTTCATTTACAGTCCTGTTTATTGTGGACTTAGAATTAACAACACTGTTAATGTTGATGCCGGAGATTGGTGCATATCCAATTCGAACTTCTATTCTAACGATTATGAAGCTCAATCGGCAATAAGAATAGAGGGATCTGGTGGAGGTAAGATTAGTAATGTAAAAATAAATGCAGGGTATAACTTCGATGAAGGTACGGGACCAACACAAGAATTCTCTAACGGTTTGGAATTAATAAGCACGCAAACGACAATCATACTGCATGTTGCTAACACTTCGATAGAGAACTTCTTGAATGATGGCGTTCACGTCGAAGTAAATAATGGAGGTTCATCAAATAATAGTTATCGGCATCTATATTTTGTCGGAGATGGGATTGGTGTTCCCGTAACGGCAACTGGTAAAGCGATTTCAATGTCTTCTTATGCACTCGGTAAATTAGAGAATATTGTAATCGACGGTTGTATTTTTTATGGAAAGACAAGTGGTTCCGCAATTAACTTGACAAATATTAATAAGGTTTTCATTACTGGTTGTATTAATAGCTCATTTCCTACTTTGTTAACTCAAACAAACTGCACGAATGTTAAGGTTGATGACTTTCCATCTGGAACGGGAGTGCCAACTGTAATTAATGGAGCATGGGGAACAACGAGAGATTTCTCAGATACTTTAAAGTGGAATGCCAATACAAGTCAGTGGACAACGATTGGAAGCGATATATATTATTCACCAGGGAAAGTTAGTATAGGAACATCAGTTATCAAGACACCTCTTTATGTTGTATCGGGTGGAATTGGCTCTACTTACACTCCTGTCGGTGATGAAGTTGCCACATTTCAAAGAAACATCTCATCAGGAACAAATGCAGCTATTTCTATAATTGCAGATGAAACAGGTCAATCAGTTATACGGCTTACAAATGCAGGAGATGTCGAAGCTGGAAAGATTGCGTATGACAACGCAACTGATTCTTTAAAGATATTCACAAACGGTATTAAGCATTTTTGGATAGACAATTTAGGCAATCTTGGAGCTACAGGCAACGTCAACATAGCATCAGGCAAGACATACCAAATTGGCGGAACTCCTCTTGTTTCCTCCCAGTGGGTAACAAGTGGGAGTGATATAAGCTACACAGGCGGCAACGTCGGCATCGGGTATTCCACAGGTACAGAAATCACCAATAATAAATTAGCTGTAAATGGCAATGGATATTTTAATGGAACAATAACCGCAACAGGTGGAAACTCCACGAATTGGAATACTGCTTATGGATGGGGAAATTGGTCGTCAAATTTTGGTACTGCTTCAGGCAAGATTTGTCAAGGCAATGATTCACGTCTTTCTGATTCTCGTACAGCAAGCGATGTCTATGCTTGGGCAAAAGCGAGCACAAAACCAAGCTACAATTATTCAGACCTTGGAAGCACTCCAACAAATTTAGCTGGTTACGGAATAACCGATGCTAATTTTGGCAGTCAATCGGATGTTGAATTATATGTGTCAGAGACTTTAGGTGGTTTAGCTACATATAAATTGAAAATTATTTATGTCACCTTGGGAGTGGGACAAACTTATGGATTACTTAAAACTCAATAACAAGGAGAAACAAATGAGATTAATCATGGTAATTGTTTTGACAATTATTCTTTGCTGCTTTTCGATAGCACAGAAGAAGGACATTATTAAAACTGACTCTATTGTTACACAGAGTAGTCAAATCGAAAAGTTCACAAATGAAATTAGGGGAATACAATCTCAGATGCGTGGACGTGATTGGTATACAGAATTCATTGCATATCAGCAAAGACTTGCTTACCTACAAGGTAGAACAGATGGATTGTTATCAATAAAAGATTCTCTAATTACTATGGATAAGAAAGAATTAAAATGAGATTCTTGCTGATAGATGATGAAGGTGCTCCATGCTCTCTTGCTTATCAATTGCAGCAAAGAGAATTGCATGAGGTTAAGATGTTTTCTGAGAAGCCAGAAGGCAGAGAGCATCTTAACGGTATAGTTGCACAGGTGCAGACTATTGAGCAAGGATTAGGATGGTTAGGCAAGAGTAATTATTTCATTCGTGGAGACGAACTCGACTGCTCTGAATTACGACAGCGCGGATACAAAGGGTACGGAGGCAATCTTTTCACAGAGCGAATAGAAAACGATAGGCAGTTCGAAATGGAAATAGCACAACGTGCAGGAATACCTATTCCTAATTTCCACTTGCTCGAGAATATTGACGAAGGAATACAGTTCATCAAAGACAATCCAGATCAATACTGTTTGAAACAAATGGGACACGCTCCAAAGACTTGGAACTATGTAGGACACTTTGAAGATGGGACTGACGTTATCGATCAATTGGAATGGATAAGGATGCAACCGGAGTTTGAAGATATGGCTGACTGTCCTTTCATGCTGCAGGAGTTTGTAGAAGGGATTGAATTTGCGGTTACTGCTTTCTGGCAGTACACAGATTGGCTTAAAGATGAAAATGGTAATGTCATAATGGTTGTTAACAAAGAACACAAGAAAGAAGGAGATGGAGACACCGGACGGACTTGTGGAGAGATGGGAACGGTAGCACGCTTCACAATCGATCAAACGAAACTCTTTGCAGCAACACTTGATAAACTTACTCCGATATTGAAAGAGAACGCTCCTGACGTTTGCGTGGCGATAGATGCAAACTGTGGAGTAATTGATACCGGAGAATGCTGGCTTTACGAATTAACAACAAGAACTGGCTATCCTATTTCTGCATTGATTGAGTTCTTATTGGCTCCTAATGTTGGAAACTTCTTTATCGGTTTGATCGAAGGCAATCCTTGGACCGGAAGCTGGAAGAAGGGATGGGGAGTGGTTACGGTTCTTGGCAGCGGTCAATATCCAGATGAAGGAGATAGTCACGAAGGATGTTTTAAGGATCAACCGGTACGAATGGAGATCGATCAAAACATTCAACCGTTTTTTATCAGGTGGGATGAAGACAAGAATTATTATCGCATAGCAGATTATTACGAATATGTGGCTGGTGTTACTTACGTTGGCGATGACATCATCGAAACGAATCAAAAGTGTGTAGAGAAGATGCAAGAGATAGATGTTCGGGCTCCACATTACAGGCATGACATAGGAACCAAGTTTGCAGAAGAAGAAATACCTATATTAGCTGAATTAGGATATTTATGAGACAAGACCTAATTGGAAACAAGTATGCCTTGGGAAAACACTGGACACTTCCTAAAAGAGGTGTGATGATTAAATGCCTTACGTGTGGGACAGAGAAATATTGTTTCCCTTCTGTTATTAAGAGAGGTGGGGGAAAATATTGTAGCCTTAAATGTGCTCATGTCGCATTTAAGGGAAGAATTGTTATCATGGATGACAAATGGAAAAATAAAATATCTAAGAATCATTTTGATGTTTCTGGAAAGAACAATCCAAATTGGCAGGGTGGTATAGCAAATGAAATAACAAAATGGCACAATAAAAATTGGAAGGCACTTTTAAGGTGGAGAAGATCAGTTTTTGATAGAGATGGACACAAGTGTAAAGAATGCGGTTCGCAAGAAGGGTTAGAAGCGCATCATATTATATCTTTAAAAGAAACAAAATCAACTGCATTTGAAACTTGGAATGGTGTTTCTCTGTGCCAAAAGTGTCACGGTCAAACAGAAAATTATGGAGGTAAGAATAGAAGCAAAGAAATCATAAATATAGACATTGGACATCTGACGGTAATAGCAAAGACGATTCCACATAAATATCATGAGTATGAAACGGTGGGAAATTGGAAGTTCACGAAAGAAGGTCTTCTTGTGATTTTTGTTTCCAAAATGAGTGATGAACGATACGAGCGATTAGTCTTTTTTCACGAACTTATTGAAGCAGTTCTTTGCAAATTTCATGGAATCAAAGAGGAAGATATTAAGGCGTTCGATGAGATGTATGAGGCGGAACGATTGCAGGGACTTCACAAAGACGACGAAGAACCCGGGTGGGATAAACGAGCGCCTTATCGCAAGTGGCACATCTTCGCAGAGAAAATCGAAAGGATGCTTGCATTTGTTTTACAGGTGAATTGGAAGAAATACTCTCATGAAGTTAATAGTTTATAGGAGACTCAAATGGCAAGAGACTGGTTTGAAAAGAATACTTGGTGGTTGCACTGGGTTGTGAAGTTCGCTGTTCCGGCGGCAATTATCCTGAGTTCGTTCTTGATGAGTTACATTATTACTTATTATGGAATTGAAACAAAATCTGATGCTGCTCAGATTTTCCAAACAAAAGTGAAGTCAGACAGTCTTTGGAGAGAGCAACGCTATGATAATCAAGAGTATGAAAAACTTGTAATTGAATTAGGAATCAGGCAAAAAGTAGATCGTAGTTGTATAGTCATACTGAATCAAAAGCATAATATTCCTACACCTGATTATCCATTAACAATGCCAACAAGGTGATTTATGACTCCAGAAAGAACAGAGCAAAGATGGGTTGAAAAACATTACGATGACAAATTCAGAGTCACTGAAAAAGATATAGAGAAACTGTATAAGTCATCAGAAAAATCTCTTCCAAGGTCTGAATATGACGCTCACCACAAAATACTTGAATTGCAAATTGATGAATTGAGAATTGCAAAATCAAAATTAGATGGTATGGCATCTCGCAATCAAGTTTATATTTCTTATGCAATATCAGTGGGTTTAATAATTTTAGAAGTAATAAAACTTTTCAAATAGGAAAGGGTAAAGCAATGAAAGACATTCTCATAACAATTTGGAAATGGCTTGACGGCAATAAAAGTATTATTCTTTTATCCGTTGCTAATGCTATGCAACAGGCAATGCTAATGGATGTTATAGCCAAAACAAATTTATCACAGTATATCGTATGGTTGCTCTTTGCGATTAGTGGCGGTACGATATGGCAGCACGTGCAAAAACAGATTAACGACTCTAATCCTCCGGTGCAGTAATGATAACCGAAAATGGATTATTTCTCATAAAATATTTTGAGGGATGCAAACTTACTGCATATCAAGATACGGGTGGAATCTGGACTATCGGTTACGGTTCAACCAAAAATGTTCATTCGGGGTTAGTCATAACACAAGAGGAAGCCAACGCACGTTTACTTAATGATCTTGACGATGCTGAAAAGAGAGTCTATGCTTTTGTGCATGTCGAATTGCAACAGTGTGAACTTGACTCTCTCATATCACAGGCATACAACATTAAGAGCTTCCCGATGTTAGCAGGACACCTGAACGAATGCAGAGAAACTTATTTGATGAAACTTCTTCTCTATTGCCACGATGCAGTAGGGCATGAGCTTCTCGGATTGAAGAAACGAAGATACGCAGAACAACAACTATTCCAAGGCATTCTTTGGAATGACATACTTCCAAAATTGGAGAGTATAAAATGAAAAAGAAAGCAGTTGCATTGATTTTTATTTCCACGTTCGCACTAAGTTGTTGTGCTTCTCGTTCCGATGAAGACGCCAAGGCAATCAGTGACTGGTCTCTGCAATGTCAGCAGTGGAAACGTGCAGACTCACTTGACCGGACGACAATTAAGGCGTATAAAGACACTGTGAACGCTTGGAGGCCGTATGTTCCTTCCAATCATTGAACCAGACCAACTGCAACCCTGTGATGTATTACAATTCAACGGGAATAGCTTTGTCAATAAAGCCATTCAGATTTTAGATGCTGGGCAATTGGGAACTCACAATCATAGCGCACAATGGACAGGAAAAGGCGTAGCGGGAGCGCTTGCAAGGGGATATGTAGAGGTAGGATTGGAAGAAGCAATTACTGATACGGATGTTTTCGTGGACGTGATAAGATTCTGCGGTGATAGAAACGACATGCCAAACACGCAACTCGGAAGCCCAGACTATCCTTTTGAACCAGTACTCGAACAAATCAATCTCCGTTTATCCAAGGGACTCAAATACAACTATCCAGATATTCTCTTGCTTGCAGGATTAGGAGAAATTAGACGGCTTACTAATCCAAGTATCTACGAAAGAGTTCTACAAGATCAATGGGTAAGGAATCTTCTTGACGGATTAATTAATGGAAGTGTTCTTTTAAAGTTAATTCAGGATGCTTATTCCAACGGTCAAGAAATGGACATCTGTAGTCAAGCAGTCTATTCCAATTTTGCATCAGCAGGAGAGAAGTATAGACCTACTGTTTTACCGGAATCAATGCACAATGTATTTAGAAGTATTATTGAGAACAAAATATCCGAGAGTGTATTAATCTCAGAGTTCAATGAGGTCAAGACGGCTGAATCTGGATTGCCGACTTCATTCATAACGCCTCACGATTTATGGATGAGTCCTAACTTCTGTATGAATCTTGGAAGATTAAAATATGGACATCTTAAAACAGACCTATGAAAAGTAAATCTATGAGAGTTGGAGCATAGGACTTGATGAACTTGCAACTCGTCGCCACAGGTAGCTCCAATCGCTATAATATCAACGCAGAGCGATTATCTTTCAAAATAGGATGCACGATATACCTTTCTTCATTTCTTCTTTATAGCGCAACGTAGCGAACAATATACAATACATAACAACAACCGTACCTGAAACCATCATTTTGACAACATTTATTTTCTAAAACGAAATAAATCTCTTGACAAATGAATGGTCATTATGTTATATTTGTGATGCGATGACACACTCTAATCCAGTTGAAAAGAAAATTAATCCTTTCTCGTTACGACCGATAGCGTACCTTTGTCATCGCAGTCAATACACCTATCGGTCTAACGGGGAGGGGGATGGAGTTAATCGATGTTAAATAAACGATACAATAGGGACATACCAAGAGATATATCAGAACTTGAGTCATTATGTGTTCCTATCGTTAAACGCATCGTAGATCGAATAAACAACCAAAGAGCTTCTTATCGAAGTATAGCTAAACAAGCGAACGTATCATACGTCTTGATTCATTTGATTTGCAAAAATCCGAATAGAAAATTGTCTCGCAAAGTAATGAAGAAGTTTGTGCAAGCATTCACACGAAGAGATTTAATCCAAACAGTCAAACTTATAAACATAGAAAGAGGAGAGCACACATGTCCAAAATAATCAAGTTACAAGCGGAGAACATCAAGCGTCTGAAAGCGGTGGAGATAACCCCGGACGGAAACACCGTCATAATAACCGGACGGAATGAACAAGGTAAGTCGTCGGTGTTGGATTCAATCTGTTATTGCCTTGGTGGGAAGGACTGGTTGAAAGACACTCCAACACCGATTCACAACGGGGCAGAAGATGCGCTAGTACGAATTGAGACCGAGGACTTGATTATCGAAAGGACTTGGACGGCGAACGACAAGACATATCTCAAGGTGATGGCAAAGGATGGAGCTTCTTATTCCTCTCCACAAGCAATGCTTGATAAGCTTATTGGCAATCTATCTTTTGATCCTCTCGAATTCTCGAAGTTAGAACGAAGTCAACAGGTCTCTACCTTGCTGCAACTGATCGATCTCAAGATTGATCTGAATGAAATTGCAGCGAAGAAGAAACAACTCTACGATGAACGAACGGCGATCAATCGAGAATTCAAAACGTTACAAGCAACACACTCACAACTACCGGAGCCAGAAAAGAATCTACCTGACAAAGAGATTCCAATTGGAAGTGCAACCGCGACACTCACCGAAGCAACAAACGTTATACGTGAGAACGACAAGAAGCGTGAACTACTTCGACAGGTAGAAAATGAAGCAATGCTTCTCGAATTAAGTCTCAAGGATGCTAGAGAACGCATTGACTCACTTCTTAAACTTCAAAAGGATTTAGAGGCAAAGCGCAAAGAGACTCTTGATCGTGCTGCCAAAGGAAAGAAGATTGTTGATGCTCTTATCGATCCAGACCTGATTGATATTCAAGCGCAGATTGACGATGTAGAGGAGGTCAATCAGAAGATTAGACGGCGTGCTGCTTACGTTAATATTCACAATCAGATGGACGACAAGAAACTTGAATCGGATCGTTTGACTGGAGAGATGGAAGCACTTGAAACTTCAAAGGTAGATGCAATCGCAAAAGCAAAGTTCCCGATAACTGGATTAAGCTTCGATGAAAACGGCGTGACATATAAAGGCATACCATTTACACAATGCAGCAGCGCAGAGCGTTTACGTGTCTCTCTTGCAATTGCAATGGCCTTGAATCCTAAACTCCGCGTGATACGCATAATGGATGGAAGTCTATTGGACGCAGAGAATATGAAGGTCATTGATTCGATGGCAAAGGATAAGGACTTCCAGGTATGGATTGAGCGCGTCGAAGATTCGAGTGAAACGGCGGTTATCATCGAGGACGGTTCAATTGTTGCAAAGGTTGAAGCAAAGAAACCCGTCAAGAAGAACGGCAAGAAGCACTCTGAAAAAGAGATCGAAGATGCACAGGACATCAAACAGGAAATGAAGAAAGGAGAGAAAGCGTAAATGATTAAACTTGTTTTTGTTGACACAGAGACAACTGGACTCGACGCAAAGAAGAACGGCATTGTGCAGATAGCCGGTAGTATGGCGCGTTTCGATAAAGAGCTTGAGATTGTTGAGCGCTTTAATTTCAGGATGCGAACACTGCCAAACGACGTACTCGAGCAGACCGCTCTTGATGTTAATGGATTGACGGTTGAACAGATCAATTCATATCCACAACCAAATGAAGTCCATCGTGTTTTAACGGTACTGTTCGGGAAGTATTGCGATAAATATAACAAGGATGATAAGATGTTCCTTGTTGGATATAACGCACGATTCGATTATGACTTCATGCGAGAATGGTTCAACAAACTGAATGATAAGTATTTTGGTTCGTGGTTCTTCTTTCCGCCAATCGACGTTATGCAGACAGCAATCTTCAACTTGATGCATGAGCGTGTATTCCTACCGAACTTCAAACAAGTGACCGTAGCGAAGCATCTTGGTATTGAGTTCGGTGAAGGTGGAGCGCACGATGCAGATGCAGACATTAAAGTAACAGAAGCAATTTTACAGAGGTATCTTAAATAACAATTGGAGAGATTCACAATGGCACGTAGTAAAGAATTAAAACAACTTTCGCTGATAGACGACAAACTGGAAACGCCAGTTGTAAAATCAGCAGATCGATACATTCAACTCGTCAAGGACGCTTCCGTTATCAAAGAAAAGAAGCAAGTCCAAGAACGGAATCTCATTGGCCTATTGAAGAAAGCCGGAAAGGAGAAGATACTTCATGGTGGCTTCCTGATTAAAGTTGCCACACCGAACGCGAAAGCGAAGATCGTTATGAAAGAATCAACTAATTCCAAACGTTAACCATACGAAGGAGTAAAGTAATGAGCTACAAAATCATAAGTAAAACTGAGACGATCAAGACGGAAGTTTTAATCGCCTTGATATACGGTGATCCGGGAATTGGAAAGACATCCCTTGCATTCACCACCAACCAACCTCTACTGCTTGACTTCGATGGAGGTGTTCAACGGGCTTGCTTCCGGCAGACCGTATTGAGAGTCAATAGTTGGGTAGATGTAAAAGCATTTCAAGAATCCGCAGAGTACAAAGAAATGGCTCCAAAGACTCTTATCATCGATACGGCAGGCGGAATGCTTGACAACTACGTAGCAGATTACGTCAAGAATGAAGATCCAAAGAACAAGCGGAGAGGTGGAGAGCTTTCATTGCAGGGCTACGGTGCAATGAAGGATGTGTTTTCGCAGTTCAAAAGTTGGGCGAAGATGCAACACGTCAACCTGATATTCATATCGCACACAACATCGATGGAAGAAGGCGACAATACGAAGTTCATCCCGAAGGTAACAGGTGGAAGTTACGATATACTCAGGCAGGAATGTGATCTTATTGGTTACATGACTTCCAACAAGAACAAGCGAGTGATTGACTTCAATCCTACCGATTCACACATCGGTAAGAATTGCGCTGAGCTTCCATTGGTAGAGATACCGGACTATCGAACAGTAGAGTTTGCAACCTTCCTGCAGGACTTGATAGACAAAACGCTTGCAAAGATGAACGCACTGGATGAAGCGCAAGCGGAAGCGGTAAAGAAGATTCAGGGATTCGATGCATCGCTTGTCAAAATCGACGACTTGAAGGGCATCAATAAGCAGATACCAATTATCGGTGCAGAACCGGACCGGACGATTCAATTGCAGATGTTTGCACTCTTGAAAAAGAGAGCGATTGCAGTTGGACTCGAATACAATTCCACTGATAAAGTTTTTGTGATTAAGAAGTGAGGTGGATATGTGGAAGCTAAGTCCAAGTATGCTTGAATCGTATAGAGCTTTCAAATACGACCTATACGGTACTTCACTTGACGACTATCTTCAACAGATCAAAGGCGTGTTTATTCCTAACGAGAAGATGAAATTTGGAACTGCGATACATAAGTTCCTTGAAGAACCTGATCCACGGAGTGAACACGCCAAGACCTCTTTTGAAGGTGAAGAAGTTGATCAATTAATGCTCATCAATGAATTGATACCTCAAGGTGTTGGTGAGCTTTATATCAGCCACGAGATTGAAGACATACGCTACAATATGTATATCGATAGAATGGTTGGTAGGCAAGTGCATGAGTTTAAAACTGGTTCGCAATTCCACGGCGTTGATTCTTACGACGTTTCAATGCAGTGGAGATTATATCTACTTGGGACCGGTGGACAGAGTGTTACGTATCACTGCATCACGTTCTCAGATTGCAAACCTGAGAATAGACCGGTGAAGTTCAAATACCACAATCCTTTTACATTCTACCCATACAGGGATATGCAGCGTGATGTCCTACAGTTATCCAAGGACTTCATTGATTTCTGCATTCATCACAAGGTAGAGGAATTCATTAAGGTGAAGGAGAAAAGTTATGTTTAAGATAGGAGAACTTAGGTGTCGACTGATAAAGTCAAGTTCCTTCCAGTTCATATTTACAAAGGGTTATGGGTTTAACTTTTTATTTCAGTTATTCCATGTCCAAATTAGTTATAGGATTACTGATTTTAGAACCGGAATATTAAGCACTCGTAAAGGAGTATAATCAAATGGCATATCATGAAAACAAACCTTATAAAAAAGTGTGCCCAGCTTGTAAGGTTGCAATATGGATGTTGCACACATCGAAAGGTGGATTCACGCCTGTCAATGCAGATACGATTACAAAAGGTGACCTGATGGTTCTTGAAGCAACGGACGATCTGATATTCGACCGGACGAAGCACATGTCACATTTCGCCACGTGTAAATTTGCTTCTCGATTTAGAAAATGTAAATAGTATGATAAAAGCAAATTATAAAACTACTGAGCATCATAGAGCAAAACAGCGCGATTATTATAAAAACAATCGAAAAAAATGCCTTGACTATACCCATGCTTATCAAAAGCAAGAATGGTTCAAAGCTCTTAGACGAGCAAAATATACTCTTAATAGGAAAGAGGCACGGAACAAAAAACTGATAAAAAAGTTTGGCATAACATCGTTTGAATATGATGAACTATTGAAGATTCAAAAGGGTGTTTGCGCGATTTGTGGTTCTGATAAAGCAGGCGGTAGATGGAAGCGATTTCCAGTTGACCATGATCATACCACTGGAAGAGTTCGTGGACTTTTATGCACAAGGTGCAATAGATGTCTTGGATTATTTAAAGACGATATAAACATACTAAAAGCGGCTTTAACATATCTTGAAAGCAAATAAATTCAGGAAGCGAAAATAAAGCTTGACAACAAGAAATGGATTGCTTAATATCAAACAGCGTGATTAATTATTATTCCATACGGCCCGACATTGAACTCCAAAACTCAATGATGCTATGCCTCACGCTCATAGCTTCGGGCTGTATTTATTTTAAGGTGAACAATGGAACATCATTTTGACGTCGAAGCTGCTAAAAAGTATGGAGTAGTCGAGGCTGTTATTCTCCATAATATAACATTCTGGGTATGGACAAATAAAGCAAATGGAACAAATTTGTTCGAGGGTAAAACATGGACATATAATTCTGTTAGAGCAATGCAGTTGTTGCATCCATATTTGACACCAAGACAGATTAATTATGCTTTGAATAAACTGATAGAGGAGAAAGCGATAATAACCGGAAACTTCAACAAAGCTCCTTATGACAGGACTCTTTGGTATGCGCTCAACGATGAGAGTGCCTTGCAAGACTATCAAAACGATTCTACAGAAAACGTAATTCCATTTGACGAAAATGTCAAACCTATACCATATAACAATACAGATATCAAACCAGATAAGTACACAGAGGACACCGATTCTTATAAACTTGCTTCATACCTATTCAAGAAAATCTCTGAGCGCAATCCCGGACATAAGCAACCGAATATGCAGCAATGGTGTAAGCACGTCGATTTGATGCTACGGATCGATAAGCGGGATAAGCGTGAGGTTGCTGAGGTCATTGCTTGGTGTCAACAAGATTCGTTCTGGCAAAATAACATACTTTCCACTGCAAAGTTACGACAACATTTCGACCAATTAAATGTTAAACGAAAAACGCCTACTCTAATAAAAGGTTCAGCACTTGGAACAATTGACAAAGCGAAATACGAACGGCTCGCTAACAATCCACCAAAATACGATCATTGAGTGGAAACCGTTTCTAAAGATTATTGCATTGCTTGATGCTGCAAAGCGTGATACTGTACCGGAAGAAACCGCAAGAGCATGGCATTCGATCTTCCACGAGATGGGATGGACAGAGCGACAAGTCAAGGATAAGGTTTGGGCAATCTTAAAACGGAAGTCATACGGTAATGCAACGGTTCGTATCGACGATTTTTTTGAAGATGAGAAGACGTTCACGGAGTCAGAAATCAATCTCATGGTCAACAAGAGAATCGCTTCTATAATTCAAAGGGCTATTGAAATTTTAGAATGGAAGGGTAAGCCAACGGATTTGCGAGCATACTTTTGTGAATTCTTCAAGATTGATAATAAAGGATTAAGGTTGGCAGTAGCCGATCAAGTTATTAAGACTTACGAAGTGGAACGAAGACGTGAAATAGATTTCATAATGCAGGAAGAGTATGAACGGCAGATTGAAGAAATAAGAGCAAGGCGCGTGACGATCAATGGTTTTAATTTAGCAAAGCGCAAGAAACTCATTGATTTACTTAACAAGAAAGGAATAATAACGACAGAGAAAAAGGGATGGGAGTATGAAACATTTATTAAAAACATTGGTATTTTTGCAGGAGACATTACAGATGCAGAGATCGCAAGAATATGACGCTTTTCCGCCCCTTCGTTAAGCAGGAAAAATGATATGATAAATATTACATTTTTAGTAAGCAAAGCGGTTTTATGACCGCCAACGTGGGAATTTCTCCTCGTCTGGTTGAGAGACACAGGTATATATTGGAAGAGATTCGCCTCTTACATGGTGGCGGTCATTGCTTTGCGAAGTGCAACGGCTAACGTGAAAGAAAGGAAACAGATATGATGACAGTTGGAAAACCACAAACAATTTGTAGGCGATGTCGTTCTTGGATGGCAATTAAAAATACGGAAAAAATACCATTTCATTCAACATGGAACATTTTTTGTTGGATAAAATATTTCCAACAATATAAAATACCGATACAAAAGGATGGAGGATATATGAACATTGCAAATATAGACCAGGAAATTCTCAATGAGCTGAGAATTGTTAGCGGCGACAAAAATCTAATTATGGATGACATTTTTGAATACAGATCGACGCCGATTACACCGCGAGAAAGCGAAGAACTTATTTTTCTCCCGAAACTAAAGCTAAACGTTGCATTTAAGAGGCGTTCCAACGCTTCGCGAACGACTGTCTAACGGTGGCACTAATTTGCCGCGATGAATAATTTTAATGATACTGAAAACCCGATGCTAAAAGAAATAAAACAAAACGGAATGTTGCAACCAAGCTCTGACGGTCAAATTGAGTGCTTGGTTAGGCCGCCGCGTGTTTTGGTAGCTTGCGAATTTTCTGGAATAGTACGAGATGCTTTCTCACGCCTCGGAGCGTTTGCAATGTCTTGCGACTTGTTACCCACGGAAAGCGAGGGAAGGCACTACCAAGGGGATGTGCGCGATATTCTTTCAGATGGTTGGGATATTATGATAGCGCACCCGCCTTGCACGTATCTTAGTTATGTTGGGACACGGCATTGGAACAAGCCAGGAAGAGCAGAGAAAAGAGAGGAAGCATTGGAATTTTTCAAGTTGCTCTACAATGCGCCAATAGACAAAATATGCGTAGAGAACCCATTAGGGTATGCAAGCAAGGCGTTCAAAAGATACGACCAAATTGTGCAACCATACTACTTCGGAGATGCAGCACAAAAGAGAACGTGCCTATGGTTGAAAAATTTGCCGCCATTAAAACATACAAAGATGGACACCCTATTTGAAAAACAAAGCGCAATAAAAAAACCGGAAGCAATATACACATTGAAAACGAACGGAAAAAAAATACACTGGACAGAGGCAATGCACGGCGGGAAAACAAGGAGCAAGTTTTGGATTGGCATTGCAAACGCGATGGCAGAACAATGGTACCCGCTATTAACGCGGACGGCCTAACGGTGGCACTAATTTGCCGCGATGAAAAACTTGAATAATACTCAAAACCCGATGCTAAAAGAAATAAAACAAAACGGAATATTACACCCAAGCTCTGACGGTCAAATTGAGTGCTTGGTTAGGTTCGCACGGCAAACACAAACAACATTATGATAACCCTCAAACATGGAGATTGCTTGGAGATAATGCCTACGCTTGCGGGCGAAAGTGTGGATATGATACTTTGCGATTTGCCTTACGGAACAACAGCGTGTAGTTGGGATACCGTGATACCATTTGAACCGTTGTGGAAGGAATACGAGAGGATAATAAAGCCAAACGGAGCAATACTATTGTTCTCAACACAACCTTTCACAACCGAGTTAATAAACAGCAACAGAAAGCTATTTAGATACGACTTGATATGGCACAAAGATAAGCCAGCAGACTTTGGAAACGGGAACAGGAAACCACTGAGATACCACGAGACAATATGCGTGTTCTACAAGAAACCACCGATATACAATAAACAATTCATAGATCGGAAGGGTTCTGGATATTCAAGAGCGAAGTACCCAGTAAAGTACATAAATAACTCTGAACACAAATTTGGTATGAAGAACGGAACATTTGAATACGCAAACAAGGATAGGATGGTAGGAACGGTAATAGAGATAACAACGGGAGAGCGAGGAGCGATAAAACACCCGACAGTAAAGCCAGTGCCACTTTGCGAACATTTCATAAGAACATACACAAACGAAAATGAAACGGTATTAGACAATGCAATGGGAAGCGGAAGCACTGGCGTGGCTTGTCAAAACGCGGGAAGGAATTTTATTGGGATAGAAAAGGAAGCAAAGTATTTTGAGATAGCCCGCAAGCGTATTTTTTCAGATATGTTTGCCGTGACGACCTAACGGATGGCAACTAACCTGCGCGTACTGAAAGACTGAATAAATGAAAAAGCCGATGCTAAAGAAAATCAAAACCAATACGGAACGACAACCGGACGCTGATAGCGTCAGGTTGAGTTGCGGGTTAGGCGGCAATTCCTGCGGAACATTTCTCTTGGATTGCCTGCCGAAAATTTACTATACCCCGAAAAACGTACTGGACTACATTAACAAATGGAAAACGGTGATAGGCAACCCACCGTTTGGAAAGACAAAATGAGACGGTGCAAACTTTGCAAAAAGTCCTTGAATGAGTATCAACGAAAATATTGCACAGAACATTCGCATTTAGTAAACCTGAGAATGAGTCTTGAAAAGCGTGGGACGAAAGATACACGTCCAACCTATAAAACATATCATAGATACATAAAAGCATATTTGAGCATTGCCGCCTAACTACGTGATATATAGATTAAGGTGAAACATGGAGAAATCAAAAGAATTAAAGCAGTTTGAGGAAATCTCGGAAAAGGTATGCACATACCTTAATGCACATGGCTTGTCTATCGAGAAAAGCAGAAAGCCAATTGTGCAATATCAATACATCTGGGATTTGGTAGAACAACATGCAAAATCAAAAGGATTGGACACAACCAAATATCTCACTTGGCTTATTTTGAGAAGTCTTGCACAAGCAGAATATCTTTCGATACAAGTTGAAAAATGTGAAGTATCAATACTTGATTTCACCGAAGAACCAAAACCCAAAAGGTTGCCAGCATCACAAAATGGTAAAAGAAACTGGCTGTCAGTATTTGGAACTGAATTTCAGAGAAAGATAATCAATGGAGGGCAAAATGCAGTGTAACTTAACAAAAGATTGCTTAGGTAGATTGCAACTGAAGCCAGAGCAAGATGACTCAATAAAGTTTTATTGGGAATGCGATACGTGCCATGAGACACATATCATTCAACGTACGAAGGAAGAACTAATTGCTCTTTACACCAAGCGGATTCACTTGCTTGAAGCAGGGATCGATCTTGAATCAATCTATGCAGGTGAAGCGCAAGAGATTCTGCAATCATTTAAAGACGAAGACGTTAAATATCTTTCGATAGCGAATGAACTTGTACGTAAATTCAATGCTAACTGGAATGGAGGTAACAAATGACGCCTGATAATTATAAATGTGAAAGCTGTACTATTAATTGCCTTGATTGGGACAAGTGCGAAAACGTGGATATGAAAAACACGGTAAGACACAGTTGGTTGGCACCGGCATTTCTCTGCTTGATTGCATTCGGAGCTATTATTTATTGCGTTATGAAAGCGATTGGGTAATAAAAATGGATCCCTTGATATGGTTATTTATCACATTCTTTGCTACTTTTTTGTGGATAGTATTTTTATTGCATAAGCGAAGGAAGTTTAAAAAGCAGATCGGCATACCTGATTCGATGTTTATCGGATTAAAATATAATCCAAAACTTGAAAGGAAAAAATGAACACTCTACCCGATCCTATTTATTCGGAAGATGGAGTTACGTTATACTGCGCTGACTGTACTCGCGTTTTGCCGCTACTTGAGCCTATGAGCGCAGACCTTGTTTTGACTGACCCGCCGTACCCGAGAGAATTTTTACCGCTATGGTCAACTTTATCAAAAGAGTCTGCGCGGATATTAAAAGAAGCGCATTACTGTGTGTCTTATTCAGGACAAATGTTCTTGCCAGAAGTATTAACCCGAATGACAGAATATTTGAAATACCGTTGGTGTGTGGCGCTTCTTCACGCGCAGACGCAAATTGTATGGCCGGTAAAACATTTTGCAGGATGGAAACCGATCTTGCTTTTCCAAAACGGCGGGGATGGAAAAGAATCGCATAAAATAAGGAAAGATGTATTTGAGAATAGGGAAACGTCGGGCAAGAGATTTCATAAATGGGGACAACCTGAATCTGAATCGACCGACTTGATATTACAATACGAGGGTATGAATATTTTAGATCCCTTTGCGGGAAGTGGGACAACATTGGTTGCGGCAAAACGCCTTGGTAGAAAAGCAATAGGGATTGAGATTAGCGAAAAATACTGCCGTATCGCTATTGATAGACTTAGGCAGAAAGAATTATTTTGAAAGGAAGAACAATGGCAACAAAGAAGCCGGACATTAAAAAGATGGCGAAACGCTCACGCAGAGTAAGCCGTAAAAAGGGATTACTTGATAAGACGTGGCCAGAGTTGGTTCAGGAGATACGTTTGGAGAAAAGGAAGAGAAGGAACAGGCAGTTTGAAGTTGACGGCATGAGGAATGAACCATGAAAAAGAAAGAGTTTTATGTTGAACGTAACGAAGACAATCTCGGATATATTATTCGTGATCCGCAAGGGCATACTTACATGGAAGTTGACGATGACATTAAGAACGCAAGAGGTCATGCGAAACTTATATGTGAACTTCTAAACAAAAGAAAGAAGGCAATGCATGCTACTCGCAATTGATCCTGGAAGTTCTGAAAGTGCATACGTTCTATTTGACAAGAACAACGCATCGACTCCATTAGAGGTTTTTGAAAAAGTTCACAATGATAAACTTCTTTCATTTTTAAGACTTGATTCATTTTTACCGGAAGCAGATTTAATTGCTATTGAAGCAATTGCGAGCTATGGCATGCCTGTTGGAAAGGAAATATTCGATACCTGTATTTGGATAGGTAGATTCATCGAAGCATCAAGATTGCCTTTCCGCTTAATCTACCGAAAAGATGTGAAGATGTATCTCTGCAATTCAATGCGAGCGAAAGACACAAATATCCGGCAAGCATTGATTGATAAGTTTGAACCGGGACTCAAACCAAAAGAGAGACCGAAAGGAATCTTAAAGGGTGTCTCAAAAGACGTATGGAGTGCAGTTGCAATCGCTGTCTATGCCAGTGAGGTGAAACCATGAGTTGCTACGAAGATTTGAAAGCACTCCGTATCAAGTATGGAACTTCTGAGTTTGATTTTTCTGTGAAGAAGCTAATGCGTGAACGCGTCAACTCTGATAGAGATAAAAGGATTAAGTTTCCGAATTCTCTTTATCAAAAGAAGTTTGATCGGCAAGGTGGAATATGTGCTTGCGGTTGCGGAGAGAGATTAATTGTTCCGGCACGCTCAAACCACATGGATCACTGTGATCCGAATAGAACAGACTTGAATCATTCAAGCAATTTACAACTTATGCTTCCAGTCCATAATCTCAGAAAAAGTTCAAAGCCTATTCAGCAACAATCGAAGGAAAGCGGGAAACCATTTACAGAACTTATTAGAACTGCCATTGAAGATGAAGTATAAGTTATTTATCGAAGAGGTCTATTCAAAGGAGAACGAATGAACATCGAGAACCGAATCTTAAAGACCGAAAATGTGAAATGGAAAGAGTTACTCCCAATCCAAGGGAAGAACTTCAAAGAGTTATCAGAGGCATCTTATCTGAAATTAAAGCACTCGATGAAAGAGAATCAGTTCATTGCTCCATTCGCAGTCTGGCAAGCGAAGGATGGAAAGATTTATACACTTGATGGAGTGCATAGGTGCAGAGTATTGCTTGACCTTGAGAATGAAGGCATATCAGTTCCCGTAATACTTCCCGCTAATTTCATCGATGCAAAGGACAGGAAGGAAGCAGCCAAACTTCTTTTGGTGTACTCGAGTGCTTATGCAAAAGTGACTGACGAAGGGCTGATTGATAGGTACGAGAATATAGCTCTTGCTGGTTTCAATTATCATTTTCTCGGTAATAATTCTCCATCTTCAGCATCGCAACCTTTATTCTATCTAAATGATAGGATCTATTCTTGTATCTCAATCAAAAACAGTATTCCATATCGCTGGCGCGGTAAATATAATGAAGATACCGATCTATCTCTACGGGTTTTAAAAGATGGATATTGTACAATTCTATTCAATACTTTTCTGTGCGAAAAAGTAGCAACAATGAACATGAAAGGTGGTAATACTGATGAACTTTATAAAAAGGATGATAAATTTGATGGTCTTTTAGAAATGGCAAAATCTTTACAAAGACAACATCCAGATGTTGCGAAGATAACTCGGAAATGGGGACGCTGGCAACACCAGGTAGATTATAGACCTTTCAAAAATAATAAACTCCGATTAAAGAAAAACATCGTTATTCCGCAGGGAATCAATAACTACGGTATGAAATTAGTCAAAAATAGTGAACAAATCTCTTGACACTCTGATAAGTAAATCTTATAATATATCAGAGAAACACAATGACACGGCTCAATAAAAATAATCCCTATTTGAATTTAACCTTTGCAGCGGTTGTGATTGACCCTTCCTCGAGTCGTGTCGCGGTTGTCAGTCCTTCCGCTGCATTCATTTTAGGAGACATCACAATGGAACGCGCACAGGAAACAAAATCTATTGGTTGCCGTCGAGGAGAAATCAAATGCGTGATACAACATTGAATCCAATTCAACAAAATTTGGGACAAGCCTTCGAGCCTCGGCATTCCGATTCATCTGCTTTATTCCCTTGCTCCTATCATTACTTACAGGGACCGGAAGCTGAGAAGATTCGAGAACAAGTTCGAATAGCAAACGAGAAAGCACAAAAGCGTGAAACGTCCAAAGTCAGTGGAAGGATTATAATATCCTCAATTCTCGTTATATTGTTCCCCACCTATTGACATTCCATTAAAATTGATTATATTTCTGCAATTCTCTACTGCAATACAGTAGGGTTTCAAAAGAAATATGAGCCAAAAAGATTTAATCCCCTTTACAAAGAACGATCCCAGAATTAACCGTAATGGCAGACCGAAGACATTTGACAAACTCCGCAATCTTGCGCTATCGATAGCAGAGCGTGAGCTTGTTGTGTTTGACAGGGAAGAGGTGATGAAGCGCGTTGAGTCTATAATTGGCGAGATTGAAAAAGGGCATAACGAAGCAGCGATCAATAGCTTGCGCTTAGTGATGGATAACGCGCGGAAGAAAGTATCTACCGTTGAAGCAATACTTTTGAAAATGGCAATGGGCAAGCAAGAATCCGGTTGGCGTAACTTCCTGGAAATCTGTTATGGTAAAGTACCGGATGAAGTTAATATAACCGATGACACAGCAATAAGGATACTTGTAGAATATGTCAATCGTAAACAGACCAATGGCGAATTTGGCGCGACAGTTCCAGATCGACAATCCTGAGAAAGAAGAACTGCAAGACGATCTATCGCAGTTCACAATTCAAGTGCCTATACCACATGATAAGCAGTGGGCGTTTATCAATTCAACTGCAAAGCGTAAGGTAATCAAAGCAGGACGCAGAGGTGGAAAGACTGTTGGTGCTGCGGAGATAGCCGTTGAGCAATTCTTAAAAGGGCATCGTGTTTTATACGCTACTCCTACCGGAGATCAAATATTGAAGTTTTGGACGGAGGTTACGATTGCGCTCACCGAGTTAATCAATGCAGGTATAGTCAAGAAGAACGAAACAGAGCATAGTCTTACCTTACGTGGAACTGAAGCAAGGATTAGAGCGAAGACAGCTTGGAATGCAGACACATTGAGAGGCGACTATGCAGACGTATTGATCCTTGATGAATTCCAAATGATGAACGAAGATACGTGGGCAGTCGTTGGTGCTCCTATGTTGCTTGACAATAACGGTGATGCAATATTCATCTTCACTCCACCATCACTGCATACGAGAAGCGTTTCAAAAGCAGATGATCCACGGCACGCCTCAAAGTTATATGAGAAAGCGGTAGCAGAAATGGAACTTGCGAAGATGGAAGGACGCAAGTCACGTTGGGAAGCATTTCACTTCACATCACATGACAATCCTCACTTATCCAAGGAAGCACTTACAGATATAACATTAGATATGACTTCCCTTGCTTATCGGCAAGAGATTATGGCAGAGGATGTCGATAGCGCTCCTGGTGCGTTATGGCAGCGTTCAGAGATCGATGCCGATAGGGTTGTGAAGATGCCAGAACTTGACTTGATTTATGTCGGTGTCGATCCAAGTGCATCAAGTGAAGGTGATGAAGCCGGAATAGTGGTTGCGGGGCGAAAAGGAAACGAGTATTATGTCTTCGGTGATTACTCATTGCAAGGCAGCCCTAATGCTTGGGCGAAGGAAGCCGTTGCTGCATATACAAAGCATTTAGCGGATAAGATAATCGCAGAGAAGAACAACGGCGGTGAGATGGTATCGCAGGTTATTCACGAAGTTGATAAAGATGTTCCGGTATTCTTGACGTTTGCAAGTCGGGGTAAAGAAACAAGAGCACAGCCAATCGCAACTATCTACGAGCAACATAGAGTACATCACGTTGGAACATTCAGCAAGTTGGAAGATGAATTATGCTTATGGTGTCCAGGCGATAAGAGTCCTAATAGACTTGACGCTCTTGTTTGGGCGTTGAACGAATTGAAAGGAAACGTTAAGGCGGCACAAAAGAGTAATCATCCAGACAATGGAGACGGAAAGGAAGGTGTAGAAGTGCCTGGAGAACTAAGAAGCAGGATAGTCAACGGTAAATTAGAGTTCAAATACAAACCACAAAAGAGACACGAATACAGTCATTGAAAGGAGAGAGATGGCACAACTCAAGATACTTTTACAGATTATGGTTAATGACAAGAATCAGATTATGATAGCAGCGCCAGGCGATAAGAAACTGTGTCTCAATTTGCTTGCAGATGCCATCAAGGTTCTTGCAAACCAAGAAGAGAAAAAGCCGTTAATCCAACCGGCAAGTGTTATTCCAACTGTTGACGACATTCATTAGGAGGCGATATGCGATTAGGCAGAATGATAAACCTTGAGAGGCAGCAAAAGAAAGCCATTATGCGAAAACTTCGCGTATCCGGCAAGGGACTTCGCAGGATGCAGAAAAAAGCGCGGAGATTGATGAGAGGTGAAAAATGAAATACATAATGATATTGATTCTTGGGTTAGGTATGGCAAACGCACAAAATGTTTCTGCTAAAAGGTGGATGATGGTTTTGAAAAAGGTCGAAAAATTATCTATATGCGATTGTCTCGAAGGAAGGGCTGGTGTTGATTATTATAACAAGGGTGGTAAGGATGGATTCGGAATACAACATCTTTTTTTGACCGATACCTCATTTTTTGAGGCAATGACTTGGTGGGATGGGAAACATTGTTATACAACCTTGAATGATATGGGATTGATCATTAAGATATTGGTCCCAGATAAAAGAAAACATTGGCTGACGGATAAAAATGGAATATTAGACAGTGAGGCGGTTGAAAGGGGGATAGCAAAATTTAAGTGGGAAGATTATTTGAGAACAGACATCAAAGTTATTTTGCCAAATGGAACCGTTAGAATTGATAAAAATGGGATATGGTAAAAAAGGTACGAAATGAATAAGACATCTATGTATACCAATCGAATAATTATCGCGCTTCGTGCGTTCTACGCACGAATAAAGGCACTCTGGCAAGCAGTTATAGTGAAATGCAAACCTGCACCAAAGAAAGTGATTCAAGGCGTGATATTCCTCGAGCAAGGCAAGACGTTAAACACTGAAATCTATTTAGGACAAACTATCCATCTTGAACCGTTCGGGAACTGTAAAGCCGATCCGCAAACGTGCGTTCACGCTCCTATCGAAAGAATATCAATCGGTAAAAGAACGATTGTGATAACAGCAAAGGGAGTGGTAATTACTTTTGTTGGAACGATCCTTAGAACAATTTATGAAAGGTAAATACCATGCCAGAATCTAAATCACGGATACTACCGGCTTACTCTCCTACCGGAACAAATGTGATGAAAGCAGGTCAGATTGGATTAACCGGAACTGATCAAGGAGATGAAGGAAAGTACCGGCGTTTGACTTCGAAGTCAGAGCGAGACTTGACTCCGCTTGCTTATTTAGACGTATGCAAGAAAGCATTCTACCTTTGGCAACGCAATCTACTCGCTAAACGCATTATAGAGATTCTTGTTGACTTCTGTGTAGGGGAAGAGTTGAAAGTAGTTGTGAAGTGTAAGAAACGAACCGCAGATGGCGAGGAATATCTCAAGGACAGGAACGAAGGACAGCAGGCTTGGGATGACTTCTACGAAGATCCACAAAACGATCTGCAGGATGATCTCGGTTCAATGTTCACAGATTACCTGATTAACGGCGAGCAGATCATACCGGCCCACGTCAACAAGACAGACGGCAAGGTTTGGATTGGCTACCTTGATCCACGCTATATACTTCCCGTTTCATACGACGCGAACGGGAACGTTCAATCAAGCGGTGTCGTGCCAGTGCAGGGCAACATTCGCAAGGTGGATGAGATTGTGATGCAACCACCGAACACAACGGAAGCAGTTCATTTGAAAGTTATCCGCTTCAATATGGACGGCAATCCCGAAACCAATAAACTATACGGTAAATTAGTTGGTGAGGTGTTCTTCTTTCAATTAAATAAACTACCTACTCAATTACGCGGCTATTCGATTCTTATGACTGATATTGATTGGGCGGATGCATTCGATCAATTCTTGTTCGGAGCTCTTGACGGTTTCGATGCAAGGAACGATTACTTCTTTGATTGCACACTAGAAGGAATGACACAAGAAGAAATAGACGCTAAAAAGGTTACTCGACCGGATAGAGGCATGGTAAACGTTCATAACGAGAAAGCGAAGTGGACGACTATCAAAGCAGATTTAGCAGCAAACGATGTTTCAACGGCCGCGAAGTTAATCAAGGATTTCATCGTCGGCACGGCAGGATTCTCAAAGGTTTGGTTTGGTGAAGCGGACACAACCAACAGAGCAACCGCAGATTCCATGGCTATCCCTACGAAGAAGATGCTTCAAAGGATTCAGGCGTATTTGAAACGTGAATTGAAGTTCATGTGTACTTACGTTTTGCAGTGTGTTCAAGATGCAGGTAAATTGAAACTTGCTCCTGATGAATACTTTGACATTGAGGTCAGTCTATACAATCTCGATCAAAAGGAATTGGATCAAGCAGGATCAGGATTCACGCAAATGATTAACGCAATGAAGGTAGCAGTATCTTCCGGATGGGCTACCGATGACACGGCAAAGAAACTTGTTGACGGCTTCTTAACTTCAATCGGTTTCGAAGTAGATCAATCACAGACCGCAGAGGACATCAAGGAACTCAATCAAACGAAGCAACAAGAGAACCTTGCAACGGACACACTGAACCAAGCCCCTCCATTGAATCAGTTTATGAATCAACAGGAGAAGTTACGGCAAGCAAGGCAGAAGGCCGGTATTGGTGAGTATGCAGGTAAAGGACAGCAGCAAGGCGATGGCACAACTTAGGAAGGGATTAAAATGTTTGGGAATACAAAACGAAGCGTACTCGAGCCGATTAAATTCAGAATAATTACAAATGGGATTGAATTTGCTCTTGAGTATCTTGATACTGATGAATGGCGGAGAGTTGTAGCATATAAAGGCGGCAGGCACGTTTCTTTGGTTAGATTTTCACGTATCAAAGAGATTGAACCATACCTCAAGCAACGATACGGAGATCGTTACACGATAGAGTCAAGAACTTGGCGAGTATTGTAATCAATGGCACAGTTTGAAGCGGATGAATATTTGAAAGAGCTTAAGGAAGCGTTTGTAGAGGGATTTCTTGCTGGTAGCAGAAAGTTAGATTGCGATACATCGTTTGAAGTCTTTGTCAAGATGAAAATCGAAAAGAGATTATTCAAAGAGCAAAGAAATGATAAGGTTCAATCTTCAATCGATAGCGTTGTTTCTACTTTGGCAGATAGACCGGAATCTCATTAGGTATTATTCTGAAACATTGAAAGCAGCAACACTATTCAGTTTGAACTAAGATGACAGCGCAAGAAGAAATAGACAACCTGATAAATCAGATTTCAAAAAGCGGTGATGTAGAGATACAGAGCGTCATTAACAACTGGCGAAGGCAAGTCATTACGATGGTTGCAGAGAACGAACCGCTTGACGCGCTCACCGTTGAAACATTGAAAGCTCGTCTTGGTGCATTATCGTATCAAGTTCGATTGAACCTTACCAAGCAAATGACCGATAACCAAAGACGGTTATTTGTCAAGGGCATTCAAACCGTAGATAAGATTCTGAAAGAACAAGGTATTGCAACAGCACTTCCCTTTTTATCAGAGCGCAAACTTGAGATACTACAAAAGTATTCAGCGAATCAAGTCAATGGATTGGTCGGCAATGCTTTACAGAATGTCTCAAATGAATTAGACCTTGCAGTGTTAGGACAGAAATCAGCAAGTGAAGTCATTGCGAACATCGGTAAGAACCTCAACGACGCTTCTATCTTCGGGACGATAGCGAAACGAGCACAAGTTATATTTCAAACGGAAGTTAAGCGGATCCAGAACATGACAACGCATGATAGAATAATGCAATCGAAGCAACAGGTATCGGACATGGGAAAGAAGTGGGTTCATTCGCACATAGGTGTTCCACGGCCAGGACATTTAATGCTTGACGGTGTTGTGGTTGCCGCAGATGAGCAATTCGATTTGATAGGTGCGGACGGTGAACTGTATCAAGTGGATACTCCACATGATCCTGATTTGCCAGTTGGTGAGGTCGTTAACTGCCGTTGTACGGTAGTTCCGGTTGTAATGAGATTCGAGGATGAGACATGAAGAACAAGATAATCCAGTTCCTTCCCTTATTTGTTTGCATTGTAGGTGGTTATATGTTTGCCTTGCAGTTATTAGATTGTCAAGTGTCGGGTCTGGATGGTGAAATGAAAGCGATCTTTGAGCCATTAACTGGACATGCTTGGTGGCGGGCTTGGCAGAATAGGTATCTTGCCGGCATAATTGCCAATGCGATTGGATATGTTCCATTTTTTGTCTTTGGATTTATTGCACTTAATATCGTTACATATTATCTCTATGATAAAAATATTTGGATAGTATTCGCACAAATGGGAGCATTCTTCTTGATGCGATGGGTGCCCTATTGGTTTCTGGGATGGGATTTGCTTGACATTCTGATGATGGTCATATTGTTGACTTTCATCAAAAACAAAGTAGGATTAATCTATTACGTTATCCTTTTCAGCGTATTCTTGTTTAACAGGGAATCAGCATTTTACATACCTGCATATCTACTACTCTCAATCCTCTTTGAAAAGAAAGAAAGAGGATGGAAGATCTTCCTTGCGTCATTGATGGTGATGTTTGGAATAATGATAATTTATAGATTGCGACAGAACTTCGATTATTCTTGCGTTCATTGGGTTGGGTTAGATAACGATTATCAGTTCCACAATCTACATGGTGGATGGGAGCTTTTTGTTACGAATGTTAAGTGCTTTTTCTACGTAGGATTATCTCCTGCAATTGTTTTAGGAACAATGCTATTCGTGAAGCGTAACGCAATAGGTATATTGATCTGGTTAATATGGGCAACGTTAATGGTGTTCGGTCAGATCAATGAACTGAGAGTCTATTTGATTCTGGTGCCATTATTAATCTATGAATTCAGATTGCAAAAGATTTATAAAAATAATACTTGACAAGTTCTAAGAAATTATTATATTTATACCCAATGATTAACCGGAACATCATAGAACTTGTCAAGTAGGCACTCGCAGGCGCAACTGTTGAGTGCTTTTTTATGTCTAATTGAAATAAGTTTTTAATCGTTCGCTGATAAAGCGACGCACAACTTCTGATCCCAACGGACGGTAACTGAGGCGAGATGAAACAGAGTGGTGGCTCTGATTCGTTTCGCCATTTTTTTTATTCACATAAAGAGATGGTTATGAAAACGCAAGAAGAAATCGATGCCGAAAAAAAAGCAAACGCCAAACTCGATCCCAGGGAATCCGGTAAGGGCTTACCGAAAGGTTTACTGGATGCAGTCAAGCAAGATATTCTGGATAATAATGGACAGTTAAACGCATTGAAAGAAGCAATCGACAATGCCAAAACTCAAAAAGATAAGGACGCTCTAACAAAAGTATTAGAACGTACGACAAAGGCAATGAACGAATTGAAAGAATCTGATTTGAAAATTATTAAGCAAACTGATAATCGCTTTGTTGTTGATGCAGGTAAGTATGGCTATCGGAAAGTAACGTTGTAATGATCAAGAAGAAAAACATATTTAAGTTCAACGCTTCTATTGCCGCCGGCAATTCAGAAGGAACGATATGGGATGTTACGGTTGTTCAAGCTGGCTTCGCTCCTGCGAGACCTCATTTGTTCATAGCAAAGGAAGCGCTCACATCTTCGCAGAACGTCTTTGACGGTGCAAGAGTATATGTTAATGAGGACGCAGATTTCTTCGGGCATAAGATCGATTCAAGCAAAAAAGGAATCAAGGAAGTTGTTGGCTTTTTGAAGAACGGTTACGTACAAGGAGATGAACTACGATATGAGTTTCATATTCTACCGTCCGCTCAATGGCTTAAAGACAACCTACTTGTTCTTAGAGCAGAGAATCAACTTGACGTATTTCAACTGTCAATCGATGGTGGTTATTATTCAGAGGGAACAAGGTTTGTATCGGAGGCGAATGAAACGGTTCCTATTGTAACAGGATTTGCAGGTGGCGATGTCGATATAGTTCCGAGAGGTGCAGCGGGTGGAAAATTTAATCGATTAGTGGCATCACATTCACAATCACAAGGAGATACTCTCATGGAATTACGACTAAAATTAATGGCGCTCTTCGCTCTTGCCTATCCGGTTATCTTTGCTTCAAAGAATATCGATTGGTTGAAAGTGAATGAGAACGAACTTTACAGTCATTTACTTGCGGCTGATAAGCCACAGGATCGATTGCATCTACCGGAAGGATGGGATGCACAAACAATTGGCTCAACCCTTGATACGAAAATTAATGAACTGAAAGCGGCAGTGCATAAAGATGAACCAACTCCTCCAGTGCCGCCTACTCCTCCACAACAGGATAAGGCAATTAAAGCAGCGCTGGATGCACAGCAAGCAGAAATCAAACAACTGCGTTTGATAGCTTGTGCTTCGCAGCTTTCATCGGCGCTCACAGAGAGCAAACTTCCCGATGTAGTTCAAAAGGAAGTTCGAAAGCTTTACGAAGGAAAGGTATTCGCTGCTGCGGAACTGAATGATACGATCAATTCATTCCGGCAGATTGCAGCGCACTTCACGAATCCAGAAGTTAATAATCATGGTATGGATATTCACGCTGGGCCGGAAAGCATTGACAAACTTCAAGCTGGACTTGAGCTTATGTTTGCTTGCAATGGCTCCGCGATTAAACCTTTGAAAGCCGGATCGGATGAATACAATAAAATTGCAAAAGTAGGCAATGGGAATGTTTCACCGATTCGTTCAATTAAAGAAGCTTACATAATGGCGACCGGTGATGTCAATGTAACCGGATTGAAGAAGGAATCGAAACGGTTGCTCTTTTCTCTCGAAACGACTGACTGGGCAAACATCCTTGCCAATACTTTGAATCGGCAATTAGTCAAAGATTACAATATGCTGGCTCTCGACACATGGAGAGTATTTACGGATGTTACTTCACCGAAAGACTTCCGTCCACAAACAAGGGTTAGGTACGGTGGGTATGGTAATTTACCTGCTGTAGCAGAAGGTGGTCCCTACCTTGGGTTGTCTTCTCCAACTGACGAGACGATGAACTACAGCCCATCAAAACGCGGTGGAACGGAAGACGTTACACTTGAAATGATTAAAAACGATGATGTTGGTGCAATTGTGAAAATTCCTACTCGCATGGCTCGTGCTGCAGGACAGACATTGCATGAATTCGTTTATGATTTTGTGAAACCATCTTATACTGGACTAATTTATGATGGTTCGGTGCTTTACGTTGCAGGTCATTCAAACGTAGGCGCAAGCGCGCTTGACTCAACCTATTTGACTGCTGCGCGATTAAGGATGCTTAAACAAGCTCAAGGCGACAATAGCAAGCGTCTCGGTATTGTTGCAGGTTATTTGCTCGTGCCTCCAGATCTGGAAAAGACGGGTTACGAGTTAACAACCAATGCGTTCGGTAAATCGAATATGGTTCCTGAGTTCTATCAGCAACTTGGTATCACTCCAATCCGTGTTGATTACTGGACAGATGCAAATGATTGGGCTCTTGTTGCTTCACGTAATAGCGGTGTTGGTATTGAAATCGGATTCTTAGACGGTCAAGAAGTTCCTGAACTGTTAGTATCGGATATTCCTAATGTCGGTTCATGGTTCACGAATGACAAAACGACTTATAAGATTCGACATATTTATGGTGGTGGTATCACTGATTATCGATTCTTCGACGGGTCTGTTGTTTAATTGACAAATGACGATCTCCCTCAATTCAACGGGGGAGATTATTTATAAACACGAATTGAAAGGTAACATACAATGAAAAAGATAATTGGTTTTATTCTCATCGTTCTTGCGCTCTCTGCGGTTACACAACCATTGCAAGCGCAAACAGTTCCTATAAGTGCTGCAACGCCAGTGATGGTAAAGACATTTGAAATCGATACATGTAAAGCTGCATCGGTCGATACACTCTGCATCTTTTATGTGCCTTACTCGATGAACGTTATTGGATTAGTTGCAACGGCAGCAGGTGTAGATACGACTATCTCAGCATCACATGCTACGACAGGCGTTGACTCAATTGTGCTTTATAGATTCTATCCATTAACCAATATCGCAAGCACAGTAATTGCACAGCTACATCTTTGTGTTTCTAATATCGAGGTTACAGCAAGCCCGACAACTCCTGCAATAGGACACTTGGTAATCGGAGCTTATTACAAATTAAAGATTCAAGTCAGTACGAATGGACATCTGTATCGACCTCGTATTGAGATTCATTACACAAGGTAACGTGCCTCTCGGTACGTCTTGCTCCAGAGCGGTAGTTCTTGGCTCGACTCCTCCTACCGCTCATTTAATTCAGAGATGACACAATGGACTTGAATCTTTACACCGCACAAGAAGCGGCCAATGTTATAGCATTACAATCCGATAAGCATCATTACTCTTTGCAAGAAGCTCTAAATGTTCTTGCAGGTCAGACCGTAGATAAACATCATTATTCAATTCAAGAAGCATTGAACTCTTTAGCGAGCGCAATCGATCTGCATACTTACACAGATCAAGAAGCAGCTTGCTTATATGCAGGTGAAATGAATAAACATCGGTATTCACTTCAAGAAGCATTGAATTTAAAAGCACAAACTCCTTAACGAAGATGAAACGATTATTAACACTCATATTGTTGTTTTCTTCTTTTGCGTTTTCTCAGACACCAGTCAAGAATCCAGTCTATTGGTATTTTATAGGTGATACTATCTACGCTTCAATTGACGGTAAGAATGAAGCGGTCCTAGTTGTAAAAGGATTGAACGGTAGCAGCGCTTCAAGCGATTCGACTTCTGATCCGGGGTTTGCTTCAAAGAACTATGTGAAACTTTTTAACAAACTGAATGTGAAGTATGCAGACTCTATAGCTTTGATGGAATCGCAATATAGAACAAATAAACTTCTTGAAGATTATTTTGCGAGAATAGATACGCAGTATTATTACAAGCGTGCTCAAATAGATGTGATTCTTAACGGCTATCAACCTTTGATAGTAGGGTTGAATAGTGCCGCAAAAACAGATTCGAATTGGTATGAAGCTCGAAGAGATACGAATAAAGTTGGTCATGCGGTAACGTTAAATCATGCACTTGAGTTATTTGCTTTAATTGCAACGGTTTCGTTTCCGGGGTTCGGAACATCTCATTCGACCGCTGCGTATGGAGATCACTCGCATAACGGAGTTTATCTACCTGTTTCAGGCGCTGGTGATATTTACACTCACAATGCTTCCGAGTTTGTAACTACTGTCACCGTAAACGATACTGCCCACACAGAAGCAAAAGTTAAAAAGATTATAGCTGGTTCAAATGTTACACTCTCTCCAGGTTCAGGGCTTGGTGATGTAACTATAAATGCAACAAGTGGCGGAGGCGGTGAAGCAAACACGGCAAGCAATCTTGCAGGTCTTGGAGTGGGATTGTTCAAAACAAAAATAGGAGTTGATTTAGCTTTCAAAAAATTAAAACAACTTGGATATATAATTATAAACGATATGACTGATTCAGTGGCGATAATTCCTGATACGTCCGCTGGAAAACTGGCAACTAAAACAGATTTATTGAGTAAGGTAGATAATACGGCAATAATTGATACTCCAAATATTCAGATGACAAAGATAGAAGCGTGGGTTATAGGAAGATCGTATGTTACCGGAACACCTTGGACGGGCATGGGATATGTAACAGGCACACCATGGACGGGTGTTGGTTATTGGTATTCAGGGAGTCATCCATCATCCACAAGCGATTATGGACTGCCAGCATATCCAACGACACTTCCAGCAAGTGATGTATATGCATGGGCAAAGGCGTTAACAAAACCGTCTTATACTTATACGGAAGTTGGTGCAGACGCTTCGGGCGCGGCAGCGGCGATTACTTTGTCAGGACTCGGTGGCGTTCCTTCGACTCGAAAGATAACAAGTTCAATTGATTTATCAGCAGATAGAAATTTGACTTATTCTGATGTTGGTGCTGCTGCATCTTCGCATACTCAAGCAATTTCTACAATATCAGACGCTTCAACAGTAGGTCAGAATATAGTTAAACTCACAAATCCTTCTGCGATTACATTTTTAAGAATGAACGCAAACAATTCAGTTGACGCACTTTCTGCCTCTGATTTTAGAACAGCAATTGGAACTGGTACGGCGGGTGGTGGTGGCGATTATACAAAAACAACCAGTGAATTTATTACAACCTCACTGACCTATGTAGATGTTACGAATATGTCTCTTAACGTAAGTGCAAATACTACTTACAGTGTAACGATAGCTTTTGGAGGGAGTTCCTCTGGTGACGATGCAGCAAATATTAAGGTGGTAATTCCATCAGGAGCTACTTTCTGGGGAACTAGACAAGTAGGAGGTGCTGGAGATGTACTCCGTAGCGAATCGCCTATCGCGGAAAATTTAACAACGGTGTATTCCATGGCTACCAGCGGAACAACAAACTACATAATGAACGGAGCGTTGACTGTAGGCAGCACCGCAGGCACGATTAAGTTACAAATAGAAAGCACAGGCGCGGCAGGTGAAGTAGATGTTATAATTGGAAGCTGGATGACAATAACCAAATTAAAATAATTAAGCGATGTCATTTATTACCCAATCATTCAATCAATTCATAGTGGGGAAATAGTGATTCAAAAAAGTATCATACAAACCATTAGCGATTCATCTCAACACGAACTGTTAACAGTCAGTGGCACTCGAATAGTCTTACGTGATAATACAGTGTATAGTTTTCAGGTTCACGTAAACGTTAAAGCGGTAGATTCAAGTGATAGTTCAGTGTTTGAGATTATGGGAGCGATCAGGCGTGGTGTTGGTGTTGCAACAGTAGCATTCATCAACGCAGATCCAATTCAAGTTATACCTGCTCAAGAATCGGGTATCACAAGAACGATCTCATTCCTTGCTGATACTGTCAACGGAGCGCTCGGAATATTTGGTACTGGTGCCGGCGTGTGGATGGTAACGGTTGAGCTTTACCCTAATCCAGAATATGTTGAAGTCAGCACTGGCTATCAGGCATATCTTGATGAGATTGCATCGTTAATCCAAGATGAAGCTGCAAAATTATCGGTAATTGATGTTGCGTTACTTTTGAAAAAGGCTGTTACCGATTGGGGAAGAGATGTTCCATTGAAGGTAGCAAAGAAGATTACCGGGACAGGAAGCAATAAGTATCTCTTGAGCACGATCCTTACAGGTCTTTGGAAGCATGGCTACTCTCAAATATTCGGTATTGAATATCCTTATGGATTAGAACCGCCTTCTCTACTTATAGACGAGGATTGGCAGATATACGATGACGGTACGGCACAGGACGGTAGCAATCTGCAATTGTGGCTAATCGAAAATAATCCCTCAACGTCCGATTTCTTTGTTCTTGCATTTACCGTCGAACCATATCTACAAGTAGGATTACAGAACTTTCCAGATACGAATGCGAACTTCTCGCAGATCACAACGCTTGCAGCAGCTTACGCTTGTCAAAGACTTGCCACTGCTTACGCTCAATCTACGGATGCAAGCATATCGGCAGATGTAGTTAATTATAACGACAAGGCAGCGAAGTACACGACACTGGCAAAGCAATACTTCAACCGTTACAATATTTTGGTTTACGGTCAAGAAGAACCTAAGTCAAGTATAAAAGCAGCAA